CGGCTCCCGAATCGCGCTTGGCCAGCGCCTCGAGACTGAAGTTCTGCTGCTGGAGGTAGCAGGCATCGCCGCCGGCCTTCGGTTTTTCGTTGAGGCGCTTGCGCGCTTCGTTCGGACTGAGCAGCGCGCCCTTGACCGCTTCGGCCAGCATCGTGATCTGCGTGGCTGAGTCCATGCGCAGCAGGCCGTCCAGATCCATCTCGACGTGATAGCCGAGCGATTCCATGTCCAACCCTTCGGTCAGGCACAACTCGATCGACTCGATGTAGGACTGCAGGCAGCCGGTGTAATACTGAGACTCCAGCGCCTCGACGTTGCCCGCGGTCGGCATCGGCCCGCTGTTGATCTTGTAGAGCGGCATGAAGAACACGCGCGCCACATCAGCAACGGTCCAGTCCAGTTGCTCGAGCATCTGGGCGGTCTGTGCCGGGATGGTCATCGGCTCGTACTTGAGACCGTCGCCAGCCACGAGAAGGCGACCGATGTTCGCGCCGGCAAAGTTCGCCTCAAACTCTGTCTTGAGGCGCCGCGCGGTTTCGTCGGGGATGGTCTCGGGCGCAGTGAGCATGCCGCTCGGGCGGCTCATGTTCTGGAAGAACGTGGCGCTGTTGGTCTGGATGCGGTTGCCCTGCGTCGCGCTCATGGCGGCGGCGTGCAGCGGCGAGATGCCGACCAGCGGGTGCCACAAGGTGACGCCGCGGTCGTGGATGATTTCGGATGCAGGCAGCACCTGCCCGGTCGGGATGCGTGAAAGATCGTCGCCACCGAGCGAGTAGTACACGTCGCCTTGCGGCGTGACCATCGGCACAACCCGACGCGGGTCGAGCAGGTAGAGCGCGGTGACGATGCCGCGCATGTCGCGCTGCTTGACGGCGTAGGTGTTGCCGTAGAGCAGTTTCGACGTCAGCCAGTAGGTCAGGAACTGGATGCGGTTCTGGTAGTGGTTCGGACGACGAAGCACGCGCCAGAAAGGCGACGAGTACGGCACTTCCTCATCGATGCCGTCCGCGTCCTCCTGCATCAACTCCAGTTCCAGCTTGGCGATGTCGGTCGCGATGCGGGCGATGCAGGCGAACACGGCGCCGAACGATGTGATGCTGCCGATCGGGTCGACCGTGACGCCCTTCTGCCAATCGCCGGCCGCCGGTTCGCGGATCATTCCCCACAGCGACGAACGCACAGGCACGCTGCCCGTGGTTGCCGCCTTGGTGGACAGGCCGGATGCGAGGATCAGCGAAAGGGATCGTTCAGCCACGGGTCATTCCTCGAGCAAGGATGGCGGCCAGGAGGAAGGCGATGCTGCCGCCGACGATGAGTGCCCACGGCAGGCCGAGCAGCAGGTAAGCGCCCGCGGTCGAGCAGCCGGCACCCAGCACGAGCAACTGGATCAGGATGCTGGTCGGATCGACCAGCCCACTGAACAGCGACTTCAGGTAGGCCAGAACTTGAACCAGCGTGGGCACGGCGACTTCCATCAGGACTGGCTTTCGGTGGTGACGCGAGGCGGACGGCCGCGGCGCGGGGCCGTGGGCACGACTGGCGCCTGTTCTTCAACAGCGGCTGCAACTTCCGCTGGCGAGTCGACCGGAGGGGACTCGACTTCGACCGATTCGGCAACGGCGACCGGCTCGGTAACTGCAGGTGGCGGCTCGACAGGCTGCTGCGCAACCATTTCGGACGGCGCGATCAGGCTGGCAGGCATCGCGATCTCGCGTGCCCGACCGTGCTTGACGTAGTAGCCGGCGTCGACCGCGCTCGCGAAGAAACTCTCACCGACCGACAGGGACTCGCCCATGTGGTACATCGGCTTGAGTGCCTCCATGTGTCTGGTTTGGTAATCCATGCTCCACTCCAATTGAAAAAGGCCCGGCACCTTTCGATGGCCGGGCCTTCGTTACCGCACTGACTCAGATCACGAAGCGTAGGACTGAGCCTTGTCGATGAACTGGACCGCTTGCGAGCGGCGCTTCGTCCAGTGGATCCAGCGGTCGACCTTGACGCCCATGAGGCCGTTCTGCCAGAGCGAACGCAGCGAGGTCGCGCCGCCCGATGGGGCGTCGTTCATCTCGAGCGAGGCTTCGGTCGACACGTCGATCATCATCTGGTTGTCGTCGGCCAACAGCACTTCAGCCTGGTTGATCAGGATGAGATGCTGGTCGCCCGGCGAGCCAGATGGCGTGACGTTGTTCGACACGATGACCGGCAGACCGTAGAAGGTGCCGCCGTTCATGGTCAGGTCAGGGAACGCCTTGAAGTCCTGGTTGGTGCGCATCATCGACAGGCGGATGGCCAGCGATGCAGACATCACCCAGACGCCAGTCGCCAGGCCGAGCTCGGCGTCGGCGAACTGGGTCATGATGTACCGGACGTCGGCATCGATCGCAGCCAGCGTTGCACCAGTCGCCTGACGCGGCGTGACGCCGTAGGTCAGCGATGCCGGAGACACGTTGGCCACACCCGGATAGGCCGGATCGATCAGGCGCTTGTCGAGGTACTGCGAGATACCGTCGACCAGATCCTGACGCACCAGCGCTTCGGCCGATGGGTTCGACAGCTTGGCCAGTTCTGCGGTGATGACGCAGATGGTCGAAGCCTTGGACCACGGCAGGGTGATGTTGTCGAAGTCGAGCTTCTTCACTGGAGCCGGCAAGCCCTCACCCACGAAGGTGCCGGTGGTGCCGGCGGTCTGACGCGGGATGCGGATGTTGAACGGCACGCGGCGCAGCGACGACAGGCGACCCAGAATGGTCTGGGGGCGCAGCAGTTCGATGAACTCGCTGACCATGTCGTTGTACTGAACCAGCGGAGCCGCCCAGGTCGTGTCGCTCGTCGTACCAGCCGCAACAGCCGCCTTCATGACGATGCCGAGTTCGGGCATGTCTTTGTAGAGGTTGTTGGCCAGCACTTCGGCTTGCATCAGGTTGCCCTTGGAGATGGCAAGCAGCGCAACGAAGCGGGTGAACGCGGTGCCAGCAGGCGCATTGCGGCGCACGCTGATCGGGCCGGAACCGGCGATGGCGACGGCGCCTTGGCCGACACCCGTGTTCACGGCAACAGGCACGGCCTTGGCGACCATCGTCTGCTCGTGAGCCTTGAGGCGGGTCAGGTGCTCATCGATCGCCTTGACTTCGGTCTGGAGACCGTCGTATTCCTCGGACTCGTGAGCGTCGAGGGTGCGGCCATCGGTGGCTGCCTTGGTCATGATCGCGTCGCTGCGATCGACGGCTGCGGTGCGCTTCGTGTTGAAGGCGCTGATTTGTTCTGCGAGGTTCATTTCCTGTCCTTTCGAGACGTAAAAAAGCCCGCTTGAGGCGGGCTGGTTTGGGTGTCCCGAAACGCCGGGCGAGGGGTTGGGCGTGTCGCCCGGTGGAGCGCCGGACGCCGCCTTGGCGACGGTGGGCGCGAGGTCAAGACGCACGACGGGCCGAGAGCCAATCGCGGCTCTGCGGATGGCCATGTCGGCGGCCTTGATTGCGGTGATGGAGCAGTCACCGTTGGCGGCGACGGTCACGGCCGAGAGCTCGAGCCACAGCCACTTGATGAAGCGCTGTGCGTAGGTGCCTTCGATGCGAGCGGACTCGATCGCGCTGAACCCGATGGACAGGCCGCGGACCAACTTGGCCTCGAGGGTGTCCCACGCTTCGTCCAGGCGGTCCTTCAGCTTGCCGGGCTTGTCGACCTTGGCGACCTCGCCCTCGACTTCGATTCCCTTGTCGGTGACCTTGGCGCTGGTGATCCAGCCGATCGGCTCGCGGCTGTTGTGCTGCCACAGGAACGGGATCGGCAACTTGAACTCGGCGCCCTTGGGCTCCACGATGTCGCCCATGCGGTCGACGCTCGGCGTGGTGGCAAGACCAGAGAACGTGCGCTTGCCGTTCTTGTCCTCCATCGCCTTGATTTCAAAGGTCGAATAGGCGCGGTTGATCGTGGTCATGTGCGACCTCCAGAAGCGAAAAAACCGCCCGAAGGCGGTTTGGTGGGTTGCGGCTTGAAGCCGGTCAGGCGTCGGTGAACCCGAGACCCTGATAGCGGCCTTCGGATGTGATCACCAACAGGCCGGCAAGCGCCGGCTTGGCCTTGGGCGGATCGATGACTTCAAGCACGGGGATCGGCTGATCCATGCCCATGTAGTGCGCGGTGGTCGCGACGTCGTCGCGCAAGGCGGCGTAGGGGCGATCCGATCTGCGGCGCAATGGCAACAGGTCGAAAACGCCAGTGACGGCGTTGAACGTCAACACCAGGGTAGCGTCTGCCATGTCGTCACCTCGTCGGAAGTTGCGGGTCAAGTGGTGAACATTTGGAACCTCGCCGTGCGCGGCGGCGACGGGTTCAGGGACATCAGCGAGTTCGCGTCGAACGTGGCCATCAGCGGGTCAATCTTGGCGGTGCCGCTGGCCTGCTTGGTGATCGAAACAGCGTTCCCGTTCTGCACGATGCGCGCGTTGCCGGCGCACCAGTTCATGAGCGGGCTGCCGCAGTGAACCATCTCG